TAACTTAGTACTATAGTACTATATAAAATGTTCACAATTTGTTTACAATTTTGTCATACGCTGTTCACAACTGACCTATATAATGTACTTAAAGATAAAGGAAAGGGGTACTCAAAGAGAGTACTAAAGGTAATTAACATGAAAAGATATATTGAATTGAACAATAAAACTTTTAAAGTCAGACACTTTAAGGGTGAATTACATCCTATTACACAAGTCCGTACATTAACGGATTGTTACGCAAGACCTAGCGAAGCAAAAAAAGAGTTATATAGTCAGTGGTTTAATTGGCATCTGACTGTTGATAGTTCAGATTATCAAATTGTCAATATGACAATACAATCATATAATACTTGTATGTTCACTATTCGTATGGATGTATTTGATAAGAAAACATATAATTTTATAGGTTGTATTTATATAACTAAAACGAGTCAAGAGTTTTGGATAGCTTAAAAAGCTGTCGAGTCGGTGCAACTCCGACTCCCTTGTATCACTGATAGCAATATCAGCAAGTAACAAAATAAACAAGTACAAAAAAGAAATGGAGACAAAAAACTATGAGAAAAGAAAGAATGATTACAAGAACAATCACAACAACTAATGCTGAGATTATGGTTTTTAATCTTGACACAAACGAGGTTATAACTTTAAACGAGTCTTATATCGGGGATTTAAGTGATAAAGATATCGAAAAACAGTTTGCAATAGATTATAGCAATACCGCAAAATTTTTAAAACTTGTAAATGCAGAGAAATCTTCAAAGTTGTATGGTATTACTGAAAAAGATTTTTTAGAAAATGCAGTTGAGCTTGACGAAAACAGAAAAGAGGTAAAGTAGTATGTTATTACAAGATTTATATCGAGCATCTAGTGATAATACTTGCGTTACTGTCGTTACTGATAGTATAGTATTTGGTCCTAAATATATTGGTTTATTAACTGATATTCCAGTTTCATTACTGGATTCTCATATCAAATGCTTATCAGCAATTGATATGAACCATATATTAGTTACAATAGCATAAGTTTTATAAATCCCACTGGACAAAAATCCAGTGGGTAGAAAAGAGGTTATTATGAATATATATTTTTGATGTTTTATGACGGAAGTCACACACAATTTAATAATTGTAGTTTTGAGTCAGATTTAGGTCTACTTATAATAAAAGAGGTGAAACAATGACAAACAATATAAAACTAGGCACGTTAGTAAAACTTAGTGCCACTACAAGCTTTTGGTTGCACGATATTCAGTATGACATTGATGAATTTTATACTAGTTCTCAAATACTTGAAAATAAGCAACTATCACGAATGAAAGTAATATGTTTTAAAGCATTATCAGTAAAAGAAATGCTCTACGTTAAAGTAGTGGAATAGAAAAGAGGTATAAATCATGTTATATAAAAATAGAAAAATGTCACAATCGGAAGTCGATGAAATTTACGAAGATTTCGTTATAGAGATAGCGACAAAAGTCGCTAAACAAGTAAAAGGAAAAGTATATTATGGTTATGCCAATATTGACAATATGTGGTATATCATAGTAAAGACTCGAGAACTAGGCGAAAAGCGTTTTTTCCTTGATACACTTGATTATGATATGCTTATTGGTGTATCATCAAAAGAAATATCGAATAATATACTAAAGTTATATCATAAAATAGTTGAGAGGAGATTTTTTATAGTATGAGTAATAAAGAGATTAAGCAACGCTGTAAAATAATATATTAAATATTACACAAGTTTTCGTAAATTTTCGTAAATTGCAGAAATCTAAATGCGGAAAGGTTCATAAAATGTTCATAATTTAGACATACTGCATTTACATTACTACTGTACTATATAATATGTAAAGAGGTATTGCACCATTTACAAAAGTTACGTTTTGCTTTAATACTATATCCGCACTATTGCTAGGCAATACGACACTCAATAGTGCGGACTCCTCAAAGAAAAGGAAGTGATTAACAATGATAGAAACATTATACGCACAACTTATATCAGACCCTAATACACGTAAAGTACTATGCAGGACTGATAAGCGAAACGTCACAACAGAAACAATATATCGTGGCGATTGTAAAATCATAATTCGTCACAAACTAGATGATTTTCTTTCATGTCTGATAGTTAAGAGATAACAAGTTATCACAAAACAGATTGCAAAAATCAACTTAACTATTACACCTATTGGTGTGTTACAACTTTATTACAAATCACAATACATAGAAAAGGAGAAAAAACTATGAGAAAACCAATGGTCACACGTACAATTATTTCAACTTCAGTAAAAGCGTTATGTGTAAATCCACAGACAGCAGATACTTTTGAACAGGATTTTACACTGAGTGGTAAAATTCTCGAAAAGGACAAGGCATTAAAGAAAGTATCAAAACAGTATAACACAGATGAATGCACAATCGTTGCAATTCGTGAACTCAAAGAAGTCAACGAACTTTACGGAATGGATGAAGCAGATTTCATCGCAGGCGCAAAAATACTTGACCCTGCTACACGTAAAGAGATTGAGACAGAGCAAGGACCCTGCTACTCGTAAAGAGATTGAGACAGAGCAGGCGCAGAATAAAAAGAAAAGGAGATAAACAAATATGGCAATCACAATTAACACACAATCAAAGGATTTTACAGAGGTAGAACAGTATCTTATGACACTCGATAGAGGTATTAAGTCACTCAAGGACGTAATGGACGATACATCTATTCCTGTAGCAGGCTATCTTACATTCACAGATGAAAGAGAGAACGGAGATAGTGTTGATATTTTATCAATCATCACACCAGACAATGAGGTATTCTCATGTCAGTCAGCTACTTTCAAGCGTAGTTTTGATAACATCACTAACATCATGCACGACAAACAGTTTAGTATTATCAAAGTTAGTGGTACTACAAAAAACGGCAGACCTTATATTGACTGCGCACTCGATGTAAAATCAGTAAAATAAAATTTTATCTTACTGCTGACCCTTGCTATTAAGTTAGCAGGGGTCTTATTAATTTAGAGAGGAGAGAAAAAGTATGGCAAGGAAAAAGCGATTATCAAAAAACCAAAAAGCACTTTATAATTTAATGCAAGAATATGATGATAAAGGTGTCGATGTTTCGTACATTGAAATTCCTAAAACTATAACACAAAAGTTTTTAAAAGAAACAAGAGAAGATTTAGAACAGAGATTTACTTCACAGCGTCATGATATTGTAGATACTATTATAGAAATGATATATGATTTACCTAATAGTAGATATGTTTATAATCATTCATATAATAGAATGAATGAAATATCATTGGAAAGTTTTTATTACAAAGCTATATCAATGATACAAGATAACATGCAGGAGTTTGGTGAAGCATATTATAAGCACTTAAAGGACAATGAAAATAAAATTATAGAAAATTTAGAAGTAATAGCAGGTGATAGCGAAGATAGTAGAATACGCTCAAACATAGTACAAGCATTAAACATTTTATCTTATAATAATATGTCAAAAGAAATGGAAATTGCTACGGATAATTGGTTAGAAACACTTGCTGATTATAATGAATAATAAGAAACAAAATGTTAGAAGATTTATGTGCGATTTTGAAACTACAGTTTATAAGGAACAAACATCAACAGAAGTTTGGGCAAGTGCAAGCGTTGAGTTTTACACAGAAAATGTAAATATTTTTCATTCAATAGACGAGCAGTTTCAGTATTTTAAATCATTAAATTGTAACATAGTTGCTTATTACCATAACTTAAAATTTGACGGAAATTTTTGGATGTCATATTTGCTAACAGAATTAAAGTACGAGCAAGCTATTCATTACTTAAATGATGAACAGACGCAAGCAGAATTTATCAGACTAAAAGATATGAAAAATAAAACTTTTAGATATACAATTTCTGATATGGGTCAATGGTATACATTAACTATTAAAGTTAATAATCACACAATAGAATTAAGAGATAGTTTAAAGCTATTACCATTTTCAGTAAAACAAATAGGTAAATCTTTTAAAACAAAGCACCAAAAATTAGACATGGAATACGTTGGTTATAGATATGCAGGTTGTAATATAACTGATAAAGAAAAACAATACATAGCTAATGACGTATTAGTAGTTAAAGAAGCACTCGAACAGCTATTCAATGACGGACATGATAAACTTACAATAGGTTCATGTTGTATGGAAGAATATAAAAAATCTACAGGTGCATATGATTATGAAGATTTATTCCCACCACTTGATGAAGTTATAATTGATAAAAATATTTATGGTTCGTCAAATGCTGACGAATATATACGACATAGCTATAGAGGGGGTTGGTGCTATTTAGTAAAAGGAAAAGAAAACATAATTAGACATAATGGTGTGACAGCAGATGTGAACTCTTTATATCCTAGTATGATGCACTCTCAAAGTGGTAATTATTTTCCAATAGGTAAACCATATTTTTGGAAAGGAAATATAATACCTAATGAAGCTATAGGTGAAAATAAATATTACTTTTTAAGAATAAAAACACGCTTTTATATCAAAGAAAATATGCTACCATTTATTCAGATAAAAGGTAATCATTTATATAAAGGCACAGAGTCATTAACAACTAGTGATATATTAAATAAAGACGGAACATATAATCGTTACTATAAAGACAAAAATGGAAACATACATGACAGTACAGTAATAATGACAGTAACTATGACAGATTACAAATTAATGTTAAAGCACTATGAACTAGTTGATTTTGAAATTTTAGACGGTTGTTGGTTTTATTCTATGAAAGGAATATTTGATAATTATATCAATCATTATGCAGAAATTAAAATGAACAGTAAAGGTGCAAAGCGTACAGAGGCAAAACTGTTTCTCAATAACCTTTATGGTAAACTTGCTAGTAGTTCCAACAGTAGTTTTAAGGTTGCATATGTAAAAGAGGATGAAAGTATAGGTTTTTATATAGTTCCTGCTAATAACAAAAAGGTGGGTCATATAGCAACAGGCAGTGCAATAACATCCTATGCACGTAACTTTACGATAACAGCCGCTCAAAAAAATTACTATGGTGTAGACAAAGCAGGGTTTATTTACGCTGATACAGACAGTATACATTGTGACTTGCCTGCTGATAAGATAAAAGGCATAACAGTAGACCCTGTAAAATTTTGCTGTTGGAAACTTGAAAGCAGTTGGAACACAGCTATTTTTACAAGGCAGAAAACATACATAGAACACATAACACACAATGATTTAGTTCCTGTTGATGAACCATACAATGATATTAAATGTGCAGGAATGCCACAGAAATGTAAAGATTTATTTAATAAATCAATGCAGGGTTATGAAGCAAAGGAGAGTGATAACTATACGCAAAGTGAATTAAAATTCTTAGAAACAAAAAGAGACTATAGTGATTTTAAAGTTGGGTTATGTGTTCCCGGGAAATTACTGCCAAAAAGAATAAAGGGTGGTGTATTATTGGTAGACACAACCTATGAAATGAGGTAAAATATTATGTTAAACAAAATATTAATTATGATTTAAAGGAGGGAAAAATATGATAACATGGTTAGTAGATTTATATTACAGATACAAAGCAAAGAAACATGAAAAAACTTGTAATCACATTTGTTGTTTCTGCAAGTACAGATATGATTGTGATTATTTTACAAGGGAGAGATAAAATTATGAATGATAAAATGGAAAAAGTAGTGCAGGAACTACGCAAAAGATTTAGAGGTTCGATCGAGTTTTATGATGTACCATATACAGAGCAGTATAAAATAGAATATTGCTTAAATGGTTTATACATAGCAAAGTTATTATCATACGATTTTATAAAGAAAAAAGATACAAGGGAAATCGTATTATCATTAAACATATTAATTGCAACAGATATACACAATCATTTTTACAAATAAAGCAAAAAGGCAGGAGTAAAATACTCTTGCCTTTTCTATATCTATAACTATTGCAGAACACAAGCGCACAGCATTTACGACAATACACACTAGCGTTATCTTCCAAACGTGCTACCTAGCAGTATCAAGTGAACATACAACAGCAGATACCTAATAACTAATAGTCTTAAATAAAACTTCTTTGCATTTAAGGTTCTTAAATCTAAAACAACCTTTTTCAAAATAGTATCTTAATTGACTAATAAACAAGTCATTCTGTTTTAACATAACATAATTAATATCGTGGTCATTAACAGTAACACTTATTTTACTTCTAAAGGTACTATCTGCTTTATCATCAATATATAAGAAACCCTGTTCACTAAATTGTTTTACAGCATAGTCATGGTTCATATATCTTAGTGTTGCAATATACTTTCCTTTTCCTACAGGTGTATCAATAAAAGCAGTGTTATCATTTAAGTACACATTTTCACTTGAGTATGCGACATACTGATTATTCTTAAATGCTCTATTGAAACCACTCTCTTTTTGTGCTTTACTTGCAGTTTCTATGAAACCACTTTCAAGTACAAAACCGTCTCCTTTTAAGAAATTAGTTTCACTGTTTAATCTTTCAGATATTCCCAATTCTGTATAATAAGGATTGATAATACTAACAGCATTACTTAACATATATACTGGAAGATACCTTGCCTGCTCTCCGTGTCCTCTCGCTATACTTGTATGTACGCTGATAAATTTTCTTATTTCATCACTACAATAGTGATTAGTTTCACTCTGAAATTCATCGAATAACATACTATCAGTATCACTAAGTAAGTGACTATATTTTTTCAACTGGTCTGCACTATTTAAACTAATTGCATAACCACAGTGTTGTTCATTTAAAAACAAACTATGATAGATACCACTTGCACAGCGTTCACTTTCCATTGTGTAATTACTAAAAAATAAAGTTTGTAAATCCTTAAAGAACTTATTAGATACATCATCAAGTTCATAATTGTACCTATAAATTAAACAAAATTTTTTACCATACTTTAGAAATCTATTGATTAATAGTCTACCGAAATATGTTGTCTTACCACCACTTCTATTAGTGGTGCATAAAAATAGTTCAGGCTTTAGTCCATTTATGTCTTTCATTGAAAGTAATTTAGTTCCGTCATAGTATTTATTTTCACTCATATTGTTGTACTCTTTTCTTAAATTTGCCTATATTTATCTTAATTTATTATAACATATATATTGCAAAATTTCAAGCAATATGATATAATTAAAAAGAGAATAAAAGGAGGTGAGTATATGGAAACAATGCAGGCTATTTTACAGGGTATCACAACAGTGGGATTTCCTATAGTAATGTGTTTATGTTTAGCATGGTACTGTATGAAACTGGATGAAAGTCACAAAGCAGAAACAGATAAGTTTACAACGGCATTAAATGAAAACACACTTGTATTGCAGAAATTGTGTGACATTCTGAACGTAGAAAGAAGTGATAAGAATGAGTAAAGTTGACACATATACAGATTATATGATTGCAATAGCAAATGACAATTCACACGGCTATTCACAGATTAACAGGGGTGGTAATCCAGACTTTGATTGTAGCTCGTTAGTTAGCCACGCACTTAATACAGCAGGTTTCAATGTAAATGTAAACAGTACAACAAGAAATCTGTATGAACAGTTAAAACGTTGTGGCTTTACTTCTTGTAACAGACCTTTTCAAAAGGGTGATATTCACTTAGCTGTAGGACATCATGTTTGTGTTTCAACAGATAGCGAACATATAGTTCATGCAAGTATTGATGAAAATGGAACTACAAAAGGACGTAAAGCAGGAGACCAAACTGGTAAAGAAATATGTATAAGAAAATACTACACACCTAGTTATGGCTGGAGTTATCATTTACGTTATAATAGTAACAAAGGAAGTGCAGGTTATAATATGAATTTATTGAAAAGAGGTTCATCAAATAATGATGTAACAGTATTTGAAATACTTATGACAAAGTTAGGATATTATACTGGTAGCATTGATACACATTATGGTAAAGGCTGTGTAAGAGCATGTAAGAATTTTCAAACAGAATATAAACTAACTGTTGACGGTGTGTGCGGTAAAAACACATGGAATAAACTTTTTAGTTTAGGTATAAGATAGTGGCATGGATTGTTAAAGTAGGAGTAGCTAAATATTTAACACAGCCTGAAATGGAAAACAATGCTACAGAATTTTATGGGTATTTTAATAGTAAAGGTTTTACTATTGAGAGCATATCCGGAATGTTAGGTAATCTACAACAGGAGTCAAATATTAATCCGGGCATGAAACAAACAGCAAGTGCACGTAGTGGTTGGGGATTGATACAGTGGACACCTAGCAGTAACCTAACAGATTATGCAAATGCGCAAGGTTCTGACTGGGCTACTGGTGAAATACAAACACAGTTAATGTGGGATGAAATAATAAACAGATATGGTGGACAATGGATACCTAAACCTGCACTAGGTTACAATTATACTGGTGAAGAATTTTCAAAATTAACTGATGTCTCCGAAGCGTGTAAAGCATATTTATATGAAAGAGAACGTGCAGGAGTTGAAGCATTGAGTAAAAGATTAACATATGCTAGTAACTGGTATGAATACCTAACTGGAGTTACACCACCTACACCGCCCACACCAACTAAGCGAAAAGGTATGCCAGTTTGGATGATGTGTAGACCATTATTTTAAATAGAAAAGAGGTGATAAAAAATGGCAGTACTATCACATGATGACTTTATGAATGCAGTAAAAGGTTTAGCAGGTGACAACGCTGATGATAGCACACTTGCTATGATTGAGAATTTTACTGATACATTCAATGACCTTGAAACACGTGCAAAAGATACCACTGATTGGAAAGCAAAATATGAACAGAATGACAATGAGTGGAGAGAAAAATATAAAGCACGATTTTTTGAGGGCAAAGAGGGTGCAGACCCTAATGAAGTATTAAGGAAACAAAAGGAAGATATTACTGATGACGGTAAAGACATTTCCTTTGATGATTTATTTAAAGAAAGAGAGGGCTAGGAATTATGGCTACAAAACCAAAAATTAAAACGCTTACTAATTCAAGCGTTGATATCTTAAATGCAATAAGAAACAATGCAAGCACAAACTACAGAGATTATGTACCGCAGGCTACAGCTGACTCTGACTCAATCAGAGAAATCGGTGCAGTAATTATGGACTATCCTGCTTTACAGAATGAATTTTTATCTGCTCTTGTAAACAGAATAGGCAGAGTAATTTTAACAAGCAAAACATATGACAACCCATGGGCTATGTTTAAAAAAGGTATGCTCGAGTTTGGTGAGTCTATCGAAGAGGTATTTGTTAATATTGCAAAACCGTTTCAGTTTGACCCACAGGTTGCCGAGTCCAATGTATTCAAGCGTGAAATTCCTGATGTACGCAGTGCGTTTCATATTATGAACTATCAGAAGTTCTACAAAGCTACAATCTCAAATGACCAGTTAAGACAGGCTTTTCTGTCTATTGAAGGCATTACAGATTTGATTGCTAAGATTGTAGATGCTATGTATACTGGTGCTAACTATGACGAGTTTCAGACTATGAAATATATGCTTGCAAAACATATCTTAAATGGACTGATGAACCCAGTTACTATTCCTGCTATTAATACTGCAAACATGAATAGCATTGTTAGTACTATTAAGGGAGTATCAAACAAGTTTACTTTCCTTAATTCAAAGAATAACCTTGCAGGAGTTATGAACCATACACCTAAGCAGGAACAGTATTTGTTAGTCAATTCACAGTTTGATGCTACCATGAATGTTGAAGTACTTGCAAGTGCTTTTAATATGGATAAAGCAGAGTTTGACGGACATCATGTACTTGTAGATAGCTTTGGTGATTTAGACATTGAGAGATTAAATATTCTCTTTGCTGATGACCCAACCTATACAGTGATAAAACAGTCAGAACTTGAAGCACTTGACGCTATTCCTTGCGTTTTAGTAGATAGTGATTGGTTTATGATTTTTGACAACTATCAGAACTTCACAGAACAGTACAATGGTGAAGGACTGTATTGGAACTACTGGTATCACGTATGGAAAACATTTAGTGTATCTCCGTTCTCAAACAATGCTGTATTTGTTGCAGGAACACCTACTGTAAAGACAGTTACAGTTACACCTAGTGAAGCTACAGTTAGTGCAGGCGGACAGATACAGTTGAGTGTTACTGTTGACACTGATAATTATGCACCACAGAGTGTTATATGGAGTATTGATACTGGTGATGATAAGGCTAGTATCTCAAGTACTGGTATGCTTAAGATTAATAGTGACGCAGGAACAGGAACTATTACAGTTAAAGCAACTAGCACGTTTGATAGTGCAAAGACTGGTGCTGCGACTATTACAGTTGCGTGATATTAATACGGCAGGAGAGCATGTTTGCTTTCCTGCTATTGTAAAGGTGGTGAAGATATGCAGATACAACCTAATAGTATTATCAAATTGTGTAGTGGTGTGCCGATAGATAGTAGTTATAAAGATACTATTTACTTTGAAAGTAGAAGTGCGCAGAAAAGTTATTTTGATAGTAAAGTTAGTAAGACTATGGACAAAGCTAGTTTTCAGAGAATTAACGGACAGCAGGGAGTTGTAAGAATGAGTGCTAATGCAGAGAGTATTTATGACTGCAACTATATGATGTTTCAAAATACTAACTATGCTAGTAAATGGTTTTATGCTTTTATTACTAATATCGAGTATGTAAACGATAAAGTTAGTAATGTATATTTTACTATTGATGTTATGCAAACATGGTTTCTGTTTGACTGTACTCTTAAAGAGTGTTTTGTTGAGAGAGAACATAGCAGTATAGATTATGCAGGTAGTAATATTGTATCAGAAAATATTGATACCGGACCGATAGTTTGTAATGCTATAAGTAAAAGCGGTCATTTTGATAGCTATAGTGCAGTAATAGCAACAACCTTTGCAGAAGAGGGAACAAAAACTGGTGGTTATCAGGGTGGACTATTTAGCGGTGTAGATTATATAGCAGGACGAGTTGATAATAATGAGCAAGTACAAACATTATTAACTTATTTAGACACAGCCACACAAGCTAACAAACAAGATAGCATTGTTAATATTTTTTTAATGCCGAGTGATTTTTATACAACTACTACACAGCCAAGTGTACAAGTAAATGCAGTAGCAAAGAACAATACAATCGGTGGATATACACCAAAAAATAAAAAATTATTAACATATCCTTTTAACTATTTAGCAGTAGACTGTTGCGATAATTCTGCAATATATAGATATGAATGGTTTATAAAAAATACTTGCGATTTTGCTTTATATGGAAGTGTTGTAGGCAATCCACAAATAGCGTTAGTTCCTATGGGCTATAATGGTACTAATGCTGATGAAGGTAATTATTCTGAAAAATTAGTTATGAGTGATTTCCCACAAGTAGCGTGGACTGTTGACGCATATAAAGCATGGTTGGCACAATCAGCTAGTAAATTAACAATGTCAGCTTTACTTAACACTGGTACAGTTGTTGCAGGAATGGGTAGTTTTAATCCTGAGTTATCATTAAGTGGAGCAACAGGAATAGTTGAAAATGGTATAGACGCTATGTTAGCATACAGTAAACCGCCACAAACAAGGGGAAATAATAGTGGTTCAATTGATGTAGCTACACGAAACAAAGATTTTTATTTTAAACAAATGCAAGTAACACCACAATATGCTCATATTATTGATGAATACTTTGATAAATATGGTTATGCTACTAAAAGAGTAAAAGTACCAAACATAAATAGTAGACCACATTGGAACTATACAAAAACACAGAATTGCTGTATAATAGGAAATGGATGTAACAATAATGATATAACTGAAATAAAAAATATATTTAACAATGGTATTACATTTTGGAAAAATGCTAGTGAAATAAGTAACTATTCATTAGATAATAGTCCTAATTAGAAAAGAGGTGAAACAATGAGTAGAAGATGTAGAAAAGCACAGTCCGAAGCATTCCTACAAAATCAGAGAACATACTTGCAGTATGTTAATAGACTGACAGAATTAAGCATTTCAATGTTTGATTGGAAAAACTTACCAAGTACAATTGACGCAAGGTTTTTGGAACTAACACTTTTTAATAGCGGCATGGCAGTATTTTTTAAGGATGAAGTCATGGGTTACTTAGGATTGCAAGTTATGATAGGTGGTAAACTTGATGTTTACAGAATACCTATTACTCGGACAGCCTTTGCACAAAATGGTTATCAAATGAAACTTGACCCTGGCAACAGTGTTATTATTTATAATAATATGCTACACACTAACAGTATACTTGATGTGCAGGAAATGAGTAAAAGGTTGTATGAAATACAGAGAACTATTGATGTAAATGTAATACAGCAGAAAACACCTAAAATTATTACTTGTACTGAAAATCAGAGGTTAGTAATGAAAAATCTGTATGCACAGTATATGGGAAATGAACCATTTATTTTCGGTGATAAGAATTTAGACTTGAGTGGTATTAAAACACTTGATACTACAAGTCCATATGTTGCTGATAAGCTGTATGATTTAAAGACGCAGTATTGGAATGAAGCATTGACATACTTAGGTATCAGTAATGTTAATACTGTAAAGAAAGAAAGAATGATTACTGATGAAGTACAAAGAAACTTAGGTGGAACTATTGCTAGTAGGTATTCAAGATTGTTTATGAGACAGCAGGCTTGTGAACAGATTAATGAAATGTTTGGACTTAACATTAGTGTTGACTATCGCGAGGATATGCAGGTGCTTGATACTTATGACGCTGATGAAGCAAAGTTGAGTAATGAAACTGATGTAGGAAAAAGGTGGTGAGAATAATGAGTAAGTATACAACAGAGGTGCGATTTATTTGTGAAAATAGTGCAGGCTTGAGTGAGAGTGAGGGTGCAGATAATGTTGATAGTATTTTAGATAGATGTTGGAATAAGGTTTTTAATTTTGACTTTCCAATATTTGATGAAAACTATAGGCAGGTTTTGTGCAGGAAGATATTGAAGCATTATTACACAAGGGAGATTGCACATGAGACTGTAGGCAGGTGGAAGTTGGCTCTTAATACTAAGCTTAATGAGATTATGCCTTATTACAATCAGTTGTATGAAAGTGAGTTACTTGAGTTCAATCCTTTTTATGATGTTGATTTGACTAGGAGTAGAGAGGGTAGTGGTACAAGTAATAAAACAAGTAATAATACAGAAACTAATAGTGGTACAAGTAAAAATGTTAGTAGTGGTAGTGGTACAAATAATACTAATACCTTGAATAGATTTAGTGATACTCCGCAAAATAGCATGGATACTCAAGGTATTGCTGATAGCGTGCCTTTAACTACAGTTACTAAAGTTAATGAAGATAACAAGACTACTAATGAAAGTACAGATACATTGACAAGAAATGATAGTAAAGAAGGTAGTGGTACAGAAAATATTAATAATACTAATAAGTATATTGAGAAAGTAAAAGGCAAACAGGGAACAGAAAATTATAGCAGTTTATTAAAGAAATTTAGAGAGACTTTTCTCAATATTGATATGATGATTATTGAGGATTGCAGTGATTGTTTCTTTACTTTATGGTAAAGGGAAAGCGAGGTAATAATGAACGCAAATTATAAGAACTTAACAGAGTTTAGGTTTTGGTGCTTTAAAGTGTTACCACTAGTGTATGATGATGAATTAAGTTATTATGAAGTTATCTGCAAGTGTGTTGATTATATTAATAACTTGATTGAGAATGATAAAGCTATTAGTAATGATGTTGAACAGTTAAAGCAGGAAATGAAACAAGTGCAGGAGTGGATTGATAATTATGATACTAGTTTTGCAGAGAGTATTATTAGAGAGTATCTCGCTACTATGATATTTGTTACTATTAGTGACAGTGGTTATATTGTTTATAATATTCCTGCTAATTGGAAAAGTATTACATTTAATACTACTGGGTTGGATATTGGAAATAATATCGGTGTTGGTAACTATGACTATGGTCATTTAGTATTAAGCTATTAAGAAAAGAGGTAAGAGTAATATGAGTAATGAATTAATTAACAGACAGTATGTTGGTGCTAGGTATGTACCTAAGATTATGGGTGAGTGGAATAAGTCTTTACAGTATGAAGCATTGAGCGTGGTAACGTATATGGGTAATAGCTTTACGAGTAAAGTGCCAGTGCCTGCGAATGTTGATATTACTAATGAGAACTATTGGGTTAATACCGGTAATTATAATGCACAAGTTGAAGAATACAGAAAAGAAACGGAAAATGTTGCTAATGATTTAAGAGATTATAAAAATTCATTTAAAACGTTTGCATTATATTTTGGAAATAGCTATAGTCGTGGTGTTGGCTCTACAAATAATAAAGGACTTTATGCTCTAACAAAAGACATTTATGATGATAGTAGATTATATAGCGGTGACGGAACAGGCTTTGTTGACTATGGAGAACATGCTAGTGATACTTTTTTAACACACTTAAATGAGGCAATAAATGATACAAGCTATGACCACAACAAAGTTACGCACATTAATATTATTGGTGCATGGGGTGAAAGTAGAGAAATCGCTAAAGATGGTGCAATAAACGGTTCAACAAATATAGCAATAGCTATGCAAACATTTATGGAACTTGTTAAAGCTCATTTCCCTAATTGTAAAGAAGTAAACTACGCATGGTGTGAAATAAGATATTTTTATATGCAAACTTTATATAACATCAATAATAGTGCTAGGAGTGAATGGCTAGTGAATTCAATTATGAGTAAAATATGCGAGCAAGTAGGAATAAATTATTTAGGCTGGTGTAGTTGGAATTGGAATTTTTCAAAACTATATGTTAGTGAGGACAACTATCATCCTAATGACAATGGCTATAATAAAATCGGTAACTGCTTAAGAAATAAGCTACAGGGAAAGTCAATAACTTATTCAACATCAACAGTAAAACAGTCAATAAGAGACGAATACGGCAATGTAATAGAAATAACTGTTCAATTAAACCCATATTCATGCACACTTAATTTAATAAATTTATATTACAATTCAATACAAGAAAGATTAAAATTTGATTTATCTGCTTTACTTAAAGATGATAGTACAATTTTTGAAAATGCTTTATTACCTTTAAATGATACTTTGAACTGTGCAGTTTTAAACGAAGTTGATACAAGTAATGCTATATGTGTTGACACTAGAGTTATTTACGAAAATAATAAGTTTATATTAAAAATAAACTCTAAAAACCTTACTGAAGCAAAAACTTTTAATGTACATTGTAGTATGAGTAATATATAAATAAAAAACACCTAAGCATGTGTATAAACTGCTTATTTTTAATGCGTCACCACTGTACCACTGCGCAGTGCTGGTCTTGTACCGCATGGCACCAAAAAGCCGAAATGAACCCCCAGGACTATAGTACTAAGTTAGACACAACTAACTTCGCGCACTCACGGTACCGCGCTGACGTGCTAACACTGTACCACTGCAACGCGTCACCACTTTACCACTACGCAGTGCTAACCTTGTACCACATGGCGGTGCGGGGAGGGTACCAAAAAGCCGAAATGAACCCTCCCAG